CAACCCATTCCTGCGCCAGCGGGCTTTCGAGAGCATCGGAAACACCGTGCAGGTGCCCGTCATCAACTACGACGGCGACGTGACGGTCAGCAATGTCCGTTCCTGCGTCATCGGAGACGACGAGAACACCTCCGCGCTGTTCACGATTCAGTGGACCACCCTTTCGGTCGGTTTCACGATGGTCCCGCAGCTCTACCGGAACAACGAGATTTCCTACGACCATGACTTCGCCCGCAAGATGGAGAAGGTGTGCCGCGCTCTCGCTACCGAGCTGGACAAACTCGCCATCGCCGCCTTGGAGACGGGCAAGACCCAGGTCTATCGTGACGCCCTCTACTACACCATCACGGGCGATTCCGTGCAGGTGCCGTGGAACGCTCGCTTCGACTTCCTTGCCGACATGAACTCCATCTTCCGCGCGAATGCCTATCCTGGCATGCTGCACGTCATCGGAAACGCCGGCATCGACAGCATCGTCCGCAAGCTCGCCCAGCATGACATCTACAACGATGTTAACAAGCGCAACGAGTGGGCCGGCAAGGTCTTCCACTTCACGAACAACGTTGAGAATGAGAGCGGGGTCTTCGCTACCTCCTACCTCGTCGAAGACGGGAACGTGGCCGTCCTGACCCGCGTGGACCGCGAGGCCCTCGCCGGCACCCGGGCGAACTTCCACGAGTGGGACGTGGTGACCCTGCCTTTCATCAACCTGCCCGTCGGCTCGCACTATTACACGGCCGTCGGCGACCAGAGCGCCGTTGCCGGAGCTGCCTCCGCTGACATGACCTGCAACGTGAAGGAATACTTCGGCTTCTCGCTGGATGTCGCCTTCATCACGGCCTACAACTCCGACCCGGAGGATGTCGCCAATCCTATCGTGAAGGTCGAGGTTGCCAGCCCTGCCGGCCAGTCCCCGTTCGCCGCGCCCGTCGTGGTCGTTAACGAAGAGACCAACCCCGTCTATACGAGCGCGGTCCAGTAATCAACAAAAAAAGGAAAGTGGTTCAATTCGGGGGCGGGCATCAAGCCCCGCTCCCGTTTTATTTTAGCAAGTCATGATACGAATAGCAGACATACAAGACGCCCTCCTTCACGTCGTCGGATGGGAGCAGGGATGGAAGGAATCCGACCGGATAGATGCCGGACTGACGGAGACGGAAAGCGGGCTGACCTTTCAGGGGGCGCACCCGCTTGTTACGTTGACGAATATCCGGGCAATCATGCCGGAGGATTTCGCCTTCGAGTATCCGGCTTTCGTTGCGGGGCGGTATTATTCCGCCGGGGCGAAGGTTTCCGACGGGGGAAAGATTTACCGCTGCGAGGTGGCCGGGGTGCACTCCATCCTTGACGGCTGGACGGAGCAGACGGGGGAAGTCACGTTGTCCGCTTTCGTGGAAAACTTGACCCGGCAAGCCATCGCCCAGGTCGTGCAGACTTTCATCCAGACGAAGCAGATAGCCCGCGAGACGAAGGACCTCATGCAGCGGCGCGCCCTCTTTGACGGGGCGGCCCGGCTGGAGGCCCGAATCCTCCCTTCCGGGAAGCTGTGCGGATTGGAGATTGTTCCGGTCCGGGCGATGGGAGTTACCACGAAGATTGAGCGCGTGGGATTGCAGATGGTCGGCGGGACGGGGAAGATTACGATGTATCTCTTCCATAGTTCGCAGGCCGAGCCCGTCCGGGTGCTGGAGTTCACGTACACGAACACGTCCGGGGGCTTTCAGTGGTTCACGCCGTCGGATCCGGTTTACCTTCCGTATATCGGCGCCGGGACTGATGCCGGGGGCGCGTGGCTCTTGTGCTACAATCAGAACGACCTACCGGATGGGATGCGCGCCCTGAACGTGTCGAAGGATTGGAGCAAGGAGCCGTGTCAGACCTGCCTCGGCGGAAGTATCGAAGCGTGGCGGGAGATGACAAAGTACATGCAGGTTTCGCCGTTCTGCTGCAAGGCTCCGGAGGGGTATGCAGATGCACCGACCATCCCCGACCTCGGGGAGCTCGCCTACACGAACACGATGAACTACGGCATCAATTTGGAAGTTTCCGTCGGGTGCGACGTATCGGACTTCATCATCAGCCAGCGGATGACCTTCGCCAGCGTGATTCAGAAGCAGCTCGCCGTGAACGTCCTGCGGACTATCGCGATGAATCCCGAGGCGCGCGTCAATCGGCACCAAGTGAACGTGACCCGTGACCAAGTGCTCTACGAGGTGGACGGGATAGCCCAGGGTCGCCCGTCCGGGCTTGCGCACGAATTGCAGCAGGCATACCGGGCGCTTGAAATCGACACGCAGGGGCTGGACCGAGTCTGCCTCAAGTGCAACAATCACGGCGTGAGGTACGGGACGGTGTAAGGGCCATTTTCCGGCGATTTGGGGCGATTTCTCCTGGCGGATGATAAATTATATATCCAGGCGGGGAAATGCCCGTAAAACGAAAATTCCCAAAAATTAACTTTTAACACAAAACAACTATGACACTTTTAGAAAAGATTGAGGCGTATGTCGCCTCGCAAGGCAACCAGGTGGGGGGGGGTAGCGAGTTCGCTGACCTGCTGAAAGAAATCGTCAACTCCATCCCCGTAAAAATAGTAGTTAGAATTCCTACGCAGTCTAGTGCTTCTGATATATCAGAAACCGAATTTTTAGAGCGTACTGGTGGAGTAACATTTGAGGAGTTAATGAATGCCGATGCAGTAGAAGTTGAGGAAGATGGACTCGTGTATACTTTACATCAAGTTAGCAAATGGTCTTGGTGGGTAAACTTCGGTGGAAAGGTAGGTACTGACGATTATAACCAAGGCTATTCTCTCGGAATTGCGAGAAGAGGAGAATTATATACAATAGGCGTAGATGGTTCGTAATTCTTCTTGTAGAAGAGTTTGAATGGCAATAGTGAAAAATAAACTATGCCAGTAGTCAAAGTCCCCGGTGGCTACCGATGGGGCAGCACCGGGAAAGTGTACCCGACGAGGGCGCAGGCCGAGGCCCAGGCGCGGGCGATATACGCCAGCGGCTGGCGGGAGAAAGTTAAAACAAAGTAATTTCGATTTTAACGGGCTTTTTTGGCGGGGATGATAAATTAGTTATCTTTGCGAAGAAAGCCCGTTAAATCGAAGAAAAACGGGCGAGAAACGGAAATGTCAGTATTGCGTGACATATTGGCGCGGGTTGAGCGATACCGGGACGGAATGGAATCGGGGTCGCTCATTCGCGGCGTCTTGGAGGCCCGGGAGGGGGACATCATGGAACTCCAGCACCAGCAGCTCCTGGAGGGGAAATCCAGCAGCGGGGAGGACCTCCGGCCGTTCTACTCCGAGGACCTGAAACCGAGCGGGCACTTTTGGTCCGTGGAGACGGCGGGGCGGTATGCCGCGTGGAAGCAGTCGCTTTCGTACCCGTATGAAGTGACCCGTCAGAATCCGGATGCCCCGAACCTCTTCATCAACGGGAAATTCTTCGATGAGTTGGAGGTGCGCTTCGGGTCGGATTCCATGACCATCGCCGGGGGGACGCTTTACGCCGCCGGGATAGTTGCGAAGTACGGGTTTGAAAACTTTGGATTGTCGGATGAAAAGTGGGAGGTCTTCATGACCGAGCGCGGGGGGCTGGATGCCATCGTAGTGGAAATTCAAAATTTGTTGTTTATATGAGCGAGAAACTTTACCCGGTGCTTCCGGGGGCAATCATGACCGACCGTGTGATAGGGGAGATTCAGCGGGCGCTTGCAGAGGGTCTTCCGTGGCTGGATGCCTGCTACGGGCGCGCCCAGCGGCTGGTCCGGAACATCGAAGGCCGGCGGATAATTTACCCGGCAGTCTATACGGGGGAGGGAAACGAGTATCTGAACGTAGAGCCGGACGGCGAGAAGGGGAACTTCGGATTTTTCGTCGTGGATGACCCGGAAGTGATTGATTGGACGCCGGGGCAGTATAACCGCGTGACCGCTCCCTTTTCGCTGGTTATCTGGTACGATTGCCGGCGGGTCTTCGGGGACGGGGACACACGGAACACGGAGCTGCTGAAAAGCCAGGTCCTCGGCATCCTGAACGGGCGCGGGGGCTGGCATCTGACCCAGGGCCGCGTGACCATCGGCCGCGTCTATGAACAGGCGCAGAATATCTACCGGGGATTCTCGCTGGATGAGGTGGATAATCAGTTTTTGATGCACCCATACGGCGGTTTCCGCTTTGAAGGAGAATTGGACTTTTACGAACCTTGCACGCTATGACTTACACTTACACCGAACACTGCCTGACCATCCTTTCGGGCTACAAGACGAGAAAGAAGGACATGAAACCCTGCCTACGGCTTACGAAGGAGTCCACGGCGGGAAAGACGGACGTTTTCAAACGTTCGCTTTTCTCGTTGAAAATGGAATGGATAGCCCACAACTTCGCCTATAAAATCGGCTACAAGCGGGCGCAGACGAAGGACGTGGACCTTGACAACCCCTGCGACCGCCCGGAATGGCAGTATATCATCGTCGGACTTTTAACGTGGCTCTTTGTATGGTAGATTTCCTTTCAATCGTCCTGCTGATGGCGGCGGGTGCCGCCTTCATTCTGACCCTTGCCGAAAAGTGGGGATGGCGTGAATGGCTGATGGTACACGCCCCGAATGAGTTCCTTTACCGGCTCGTTCTCTGCAAGTTTTGTTGCACGTGGTGGGTGCTGGTCCTCCTGACCCTTTGCGTCGTTATTATCGTCCGGGATGCCGCCCTGCTGGCCGTCCCGGTCTTTGCAACTCCTATTGCGCTGCGGTTATGGTAACTCTTGAACTCGGCGGGCACGTGGTCCGGGTCTTCGACAGCATCGAGGACCTTCCGATGGTGCGATACCATAAGTATCAGAAATTCGCCCTGATTGATGCCGGGGTCGGGTCGGACATCGCCGCCCTGGACCGGCGCCTGGAAAAGACGCGAATCTTCACGGCGCAGGGAAAGACGGATGAAGCCGCCCGGGAACTTGAGAACCTCCGGCAATGTGTCTTCTTTATCCAATCGGAAATGAGTCCGCGAAACCTCTCTTTTGCCGCCCTCGTGGCGGAGATTGACGGGGATCCGGTAACGGATATTTCAGACGAGGCGCTGCGGGCTATATGCCGGAAGTTGCAGGACACGCCGGAGAGAGAGATGGCCGCCCAGGTTGAGGCGGTCAAAAAAAAAATAGATGAAGAGCTGACGCTGTTTTTCCCGTCGCTCTTCGAGGGGTCGGAATTAAAGGAATACTACGGACTAATGCGGAAGCGGATTCTTGCGGTCCTTGCGGCGGTCCAGCGGGGGGAATGGGACGGGGATGACGTACGGGCCGCGACGGATGAACTTCTTACATTTAGTAAGCCGAAGCGGTACACGGGGCCGGACGGGGCGGAGGTGGAGCATGAGAAGCAGTTCGATAGCATCTGCCTTGTAATGTCGGAGCGGCTGCACGTGGAACCGAAGCGGATGACCGTTCAAGAGTTCTACAACGCCTACGAATTTCTGCAAGAGCAGGGAAAACGCGAGAAAACGGCCAAAAACGGCCGAAATTTGCGTTAAAAGTCAAAAGACGATAAATTATATATCCGGCGGAAGAAACGCCGTTAAAACGAAAATTTGGGAGAAATAAGCAATGACTAATCCGAATCCGCTTTACTACAGCGACCTCGTGACGCCTGACTCCAGCATCACGGACCTGATAGCGCAGCTGACGGCGGCGATTGAAAAGTATGAGGAATTGCAGGCGAAGGTCAAGCAATCGGCCAGCGAAGCCGCCCGGGCGATGGGCGGCATGTCCGGCGCGACGCAGGAACAAAGAAACATCATCTTCCAGACGGCGGAAGAAGCGAGCCGCCTTGCCGACGAGATGAAGAAACTCCGGACGGAAGAGGGCGCGGCCGCAAAGGAAGTGGACCGCTTGAAGCAGGCGCAGAAGGAGTATAACAAAATCGCCGAATTGCAGGAGCAAATCAACAAGAGCGCCGAGGGGTCTTATAACCGCCTATCGGCGCAGTATCGGTTGAACAAAATCCGAATCAATGAGATGAGCGCGGCGGAGCGGGAACGCAATAAGTATTTCATCGAAGACACGCGGCGGATGTATGAGGAAATGTCCCGCTTGCAGAAAGAAACCGGGAAATACACCCTCGAAGTCGGGCACTACGAGAACGCCATGCGTGCCCTCCCCGGGCCTCTGGGGAGCGTGGCGGCGCAAATTGGCCGAATGGGTCAGTCTTTCCGGCAAATGGGACAAAGTGACCTCCCGCTGGGTGCGAAAGCGCTCAACGGATTTTCTATTGTTGCTACCGGGGTCATCGGGATTGTGTCGGCCTTCGCGGCGGGGTTGCAGAACGTGAAGAAACGGCTCATGGAGTTCGAGCAGGCGAATGCCAACCTTGCCACCATCCTGAACGTGTCGAAAAGCGAGATGAAGGACTTGACGGATGCCGCAAAGCAGCTCGGCCGTTCGACGGAGTTCACGGCAAGCCAAGTGACGCAGTTGCAGACTGAACTCGCAAAGCTCGGCTTCGGGAAGGGGAGCATCCTTGCAATGGAACGCTACGTGCTGGATTTCGCCACTTCCGTGGGTGCGGACCTCGGCGATGCCGCGCAGGTGGCCGGCGCCACGCTCCGGGCATTCAAC